AAACTCTTTTTACTATCTATTCCATATTGAGCAAAATCTTTAGCAACTGCTTCTGAATCACCTTTTAATATTTGAGATTTAATTATAATATCTTTATGTTGTTCAACATTATCATCTTCTAATTTAAAAGTATCCCAATTAGTTGGTTTATTAAAACCTTCTAAAGTATTATGCCTTTTTAAATAAATAAATGCTTTATATATATCAGGTTCTTGTTTAAAAAATTCATTAAGTCCTTCTCTTTTACCTAAATCTCTATGTTGACTAGCTATATATAATTCTCTTTTAGCTATACCCTCAATATCATCAGGAAAAGAAATAACATTATTATTTTGGTCATATACTTTAATATTAGTTTTTTCTTCTAAAGATTTAATAAGACTAGGATTAGAATTATTAATTTGCTCTTTTGTTTTAACAATCTTACCCGTACTATCTATAGCATTACCATCTTTATCTAAATTATATTTAACACTATCAATAGTTATAGAAGTTTCTTCATCTTCTAATCTTTTATATAAGTCTTCAACTTTTGCAACAATAGTTCCTTTTTCATCTAATAAATTACCAAAATCATCTACTTTAGTAGATTTATATTCTTGTCCAAATTTAGCAAGAATAGAAGCTGATAATTCAGCCTCAATTTTAGTAGGAGTTGTAAGAGATACAGGATTACCATTAATATCTAATTTTACATCATCAATTGGATTACCATTAACATCTAATTTTACATTAGTATCTGTAGGATTACTATTAGTATCTAATTCAATTATTGGCTTATTATTGCCATTAGTATTTATATTGTCAAATTCTGGCATATTTAATTATTATTTATTATTATTAATATTGAAATTTAATTTAATATAAATATAATATATAAAAATACTATATATATTATAAGGTATAATAATTTTTATTTTATATCAAACAAAAAATTTATTATACTGTTTAATTCTTATTCATTTTAGCTATTTTTTCATCACTTTTTATCTTTTCTCTTTTAATACTATTACTATCTTTAGCAATCTGATTTTTCTCATCATTTTGATTAACTATTCTTTCCTGTAAAGTTAATTTATTTAATTCAACTAAACTTTTATCTACGTTACTCTTTTCATCTGGATTTATTTTATTAGTTATATTTAATTCACCTAAATATACATCTTTCTTAATAGTAGCATCAGCTATTACTAAATCTTTTTGTCTATCTTTTTCTTTACCTTGTTCTATAATTTGAGCAGTCTGATTATTTATTTCTTCTTTTTTAGTAGCCAATTGCTCTTCTCTTTGTCTATTTAATTCAGTAGCTTTTAAAATAATATTTTTAAGTCTTGTTGAATTTCTATTTTCAATAGCTTCAGCAGCTAATTCTGTATTACCATTTTGAGATAGATTAAAAGCCCACTGTTGAAACTTTGCAATCTTTTCTTCCTCAAGTTTTGAGTTCTTTATAAATATACCATACGAATTACCTAAATGGTTCATTGAATTAACAATCAAATTAGCAATTTTACCTTGACTATTAATATAATTACCTTGAGGTTTATCAGGAGTAGCATTTATCCAAGCATATTTAGAACAATCTAGTAAACCCTCATATTCTTTTTCTAAAAATTTATTAAAAAATTCATTAATTGGAACACTACCAATACTAGCTCTAGCAATAGCTTGTTCAGTTACACCTTTACCATCTTTAGCATAAGTATCACCATATCTTTGTCTATTCATATCTACTGCTTCCCATGCTTCACTTTTAATTTCTTGAAGTATTTCTCCCATACCTTGAATAAAGTTATAATCACCAATATTAAAAGATTTAATCCCATTTAATATGTCTTGATATTTTTCATCTGTTTCATCAACATATATAATATTTTCAGCTTTAATATGATATATTTCTTCTTCTTCTGAAATATCATTTTGTTTAAGTAAACCTTTAGGCAAAGTTAAAATATTACCAATCCACTTACCAATAGTTAATTCTCTTTGATAATGATAAATATTATATACACACTGATAAGATAATAAACTTAAAACAATACTATGATTTGGAGCATTATTAAACATTCCTATTTTACCATTATATTGAAGTTTATTTACAGCACTATTATTTAGTTCAGTTCTATCAACTAATATATGATGCGATTTAACATAAATACCTGTAAACTCATCACCTAATCTATATGCTTCTCTAACTTTAGGAATATATTCATAAGTTATTTTAATATCACCATTCTCTTTATTTAATTTATAATTACTTTCAACTTCTAATTCTTCAATTTCACCAAAAGCATTATATCGCTGTAATATTCCAATTTCATCAGGAGATTTATAAGTAACATGATAAACATCAATCATTCTATTACCATCAGTTATATTATAACTAATAGGATTACCATTTTCATCATTAGCATTCGTATTATTAAAGTCATAGCCTAGCTTACCATTACGTAGTTGAATTAATGATAGTTCGCTAGTTATAGCAGTTACTCCAAATCTATTTTTATCTATAAGATTTTGTAAATATTCAATATCAGCTTCATGTAAATCATCTCTAAATTCACTCATTACTTGGTCTATACTCATTTTATATTTTCTAATACCAGCATCATTATCTTCAATATAATCTTTACCATTATTAATAGGATAATATTCAGTAGGTGGTATAATTTCCATTTTAACTGTATCTCTATATACTTTTTTATAAGTTATACATAGTCCATAAGTAATCCAATAATACCATGCTTTACTATATTCAGTTTCACAATTCAAATTATAATAAAGAAAGTCTAAAGCATCTTGACCAAATTCTTCTTGTTGTTCATTCCAAGTAGTTGTATTTTTAGCTATTTCTTCTAACTCTGGAACATCTTTACTTTCAACATTAGTTTGAATACCTTGCTGATTTAAAGCATTAACAAACATTTGAGCTAGTACACTTTTTACTTTTTGACTTATTTCAGATTTTAATTTAGTATCATTACCTTGAGGTTGAACAACAACTGTCCAATTACGAAATCCAGTCATAAATTCACCACAATATCTTCGTAGAATTGGATTTATTATATCATAATTTCTTAATTCAGCAGGAAAGTTTAATAACCTACTATCCGTACTATTATATGGATTTAATACATAATTATAATCTTCTCTATTAAGGTTTCCATTTATAATATTAGTTATTCTTTCAATATAGGAAATATAATTAGATGAATTAGATATATTAATATAATAATTTATTGTATCTCTATTAAATTTAGCTTCTTGTTTTTTACTTTCACTAACATATTGATTAGGTAAAAAGGTAGTTGTATTATCTGTCATTATTATTTAGATTTATTATTTATATTTATTATTTAAACAAAGTACGTTTAAAAAAATTATGTTTATTAATATCACCTTTAAGTCTTATTTGAATATTTCTAACTGTTAATTCTTTAATATCAAACATACCTAAAATAAAAGCAGAAATTCTATCAAAGTTACCATTAAATTTAAACTTTTGTAATTCTAATAATAAAGGTAAATCATTTATTTTATGAAACCTGTATATTATATTGTTATTTTCATCTGTACCTATTTTAGTATATAAGTAATCATAAAGAAAACTTAAACCATTTAACTTAATTTGACTATCACCAATAGATATACCATAATCACTTCCCGCTCTAGTTTTAATACTTGTATCCCAAGCCATAGTAGGTTCTTTTATAAGTCTACCTAATTCATGCCAAGCTCGAAAGTTAGATACAGTTTCACCTCTATTGTTTTCAACAAGTATTTTAGCATTATAATAATAAGATGCAGCTAAAATTAACTTATCAATCTCAATCATAGTATTAGGTCTACCAACATAAATACCTAAAATTAAATCACCATATCCACCTAAACCTAAATTATTAGTACGAAGATATACAATAAAACAAGCAAGAGAGTTTTTATTAGTTACTTCATTTCTATCTTTATTAACTCCTATAGGGTCATACCAAATTCGTATTAAATTATCAGGAATAACATTATTTACAGTAGGTGGTGGAAAATATTGTCTAAAACAACCATAAAAGTCTTCACTTTTATCAAAAGGAACTCTTGTTATATAAGAATGTATTTTAATTCCCTCATACTCCAATCTATTATTTGATTTAAAAACATATTGACTACCTTTTTTACTAAATGAACCATCTATATAAAATTTAAAATCATTATTAATTCTAACATTATCTATATGTGAATTTAATTCAGGACTAGCAAACATATTATCAGTTGCACCACTAAAACTTTCACTAGGTTTATTTGAATATTGAGAACAATATTTAATATAAGCATCTGGAGTAGAATTTCTTCTTTTATTTAATCTTTCTTTTTCACAAATCTTAATAGCAATATCATAAATAGAATTACCAAATTCATCTATAGCATGATTACCAAATTCATCTACTCCTTCTAATCCATCAATATAAGGTTTATAATATCCACAAACTGTTTCTCTAGCATTATCATCATATATATTTTCAAACGGCATAAAACTATAAATAGAAGGTTTATAGAAAAGACGTTCAAATTCATCTTGAGTTCTCTTTTTACCACCACCTGTACCAAAGCCAATAATCATACCAGTAGTATCACTACCAGTTCGAGTAGTAGGTTCAGTCATATCTAAAAACTCTTTAAGTCCAGGACTATCAGTTAATTCATCTATTTCAACTGTTATAGCATCTTTACCAGCAGCACTATTAGGATCATTAGCAAAACTAATAGCAATAACAGAACTTAATTGTCCCATATCACTATTTGTTTTTTTATCTTTAAAACCTAATTTTAAGTTTTCTAAATCTAAACTAATAAGTCCTTTTTCAAATGGTGTTTCTCTATCATAGAAAAGTAGCTGTTTACGTACCATTCCAGCTGTTGGATTTTCACCTTGAACAAGATATTTTTTATCAGCAGCAGCTAATATAACAGTACAACCTTTATTCAAATTAACAATATTAGCAGAACTTATAGCTTCCATATAAGAAACACCACCTCTACGAGATTTAGCCATAACTAAATGAAAACCATTTAATCTAGCAAATTCTTTAGCTTTAAACCATCTATATTGAGATGCAAAAAATCTAGGAGAACCAGTATCTTTTTTAATTACTCTTCGACCATATTTATCAGTCCTTTCAAAAGCTCGATACATTCTACCATAATTAAGGAAATTATAATGGTCGCCAGTAATTCTTAAAGGTAATATTTCACCATTTTTTAATTTACCTAAAGCAGTAAATCCATTTCTTCTTCTATCACGTTCTATTAGTCTATAATCATTTTCTTCTTGACTATTCCTTTGAGCAAAAGTATAACATTTATGTTTTTCATAGAATATAGCAGGTTGTCGAAACAAATCAGTATTAATAAAACTAAAATTAATATTAGGTAAAAAGCCACCACTTTCACCCACTAACCAATCATTATCAGGGTCAATAAAACCCATTTCAGTAGCAGTCTTATATTTAGACTTATCTTCTTTAATATAATCTAAAAAAGGATAAGTTACTTGAACCATTTATTTATTTTTAATTTGTTTAATATTTATATCATAAGTATAGTCAATTCCTATAGACTTATTTGTATATATAGATAATCCAACACTATGCCTATTAAATTTATAACCACAACCAATCCCAATATTATAAATAGGATTAGTAAGAATATGTCCAGATATGAATAATCCTCTTTCATAATAAACATTATTAATAGTTTGAATTAATGTAGGTCTATTATTTTTAGTTAATGCCATTCTATATTTTATACTATTTTCATAAACACTATCTTTAATTATAACTAACATAGAAGTATCATTTTTTACAGTATCTATATAAAAATTTTTAGTAAAGTATTTATTTAATAAATCTTTAATAAGACTTGTATCTGTAGATAAATTACTTACTGCATTAGTATTAGTAACATAAGTTGGCTTTAAATTATTAGTAATATTAGTATCTATTATTGTATCTCTATAAACAATAGTAGAAGTTGAAGATATTGAAGTATTATCTTTTTTAAAAAATAAAAGATATATTATTATACCTATTAATAGTAATAATAATATATCTTTTGTAATATTTAATAAATTAATTATCTTCATTAACTCTTTTATTAACACCAGTTTTTCTTTCTGTTAATCCATCTTGTACTTTCTTTGTTACAAGTAATGCTTTTATAATA